GGAAAGCATAATGAAAGTTGTTTTAAAAAGGGGCGGATTTGAGACAATACAAAATGGGCATATATCTTATATAAATGCCGGCAGAGCTCTTGGGGACAAGCTGATTGTTAGTGTTAACAGTGATCAATGGCTACAACGCAAAAAGGGCAGAGAATTTATGTCATGGAATGAACGCGCCACAATACTTCGCGAGCTCAAATCTGTGGACAAAGTTATTGGCTTTGATGACTCAGACAATAGTGCTGTTCATGCCATTAACTCTGTAATGTTTGATTACAATGGGTCACAGATAATATTTGCTAACGGTGGTGATAGGAATAGTAAAAATATCCCAGAAATGCGTAGATGTATGGCACCACATTTACACTATGTATTTGGTGTTGGCGGGGAAGACAAAAAAAATTTCCAGCAGCTGGATACTTGATGAATGGAAAGCTCCAAAGACACAGCGCCCATGGGGATACTATAGAGTTTTACATGAAGTACCTGGCATGAAGGTAAAGGAATTAACAGTAAATCCTGGACAAAGATTAAGTATGCAGAGACATTCACACCGTGCAGAATATTGGATAGTAAGTGAGGGCACGGGTTCGGTTATTATGCCAGCAGCAGACGGCAGCTATCAGGAAATAACATTAAACAAACACAGTGAAGTAAAAATAGATCTAAATGTCTGGCACCAGTTGACTAATCCCAGTGATATGCCCTGTAAACTAATTGAAATACAATATGGTCAACGTTGTGAGGAAGATGATATAGAGAGACGTTGATTAGAGATTAAATCTAGCAATAATTTTGTTGGCTAGATCTGTCATCGGTTTTATACCTGGATGTATACCGTCATAGAATAAATCAGAATTCTTGCATGCGTTAATAATAGTTTCTCTATTTGCCAACTCACGTTCAACAATATCGGCACCTAAAACTTCCACATATTGTTCTAGCATCCATAGGAATGTTGTAGTATGGCATTCTGGCATGGCCTGACCAACAATTTCTTGTCTCCAGTTGTCAATACGATAGTCCGCCCAATCTAGCATATGTTTGTGCGTTTCCCTCAAGGCACAGTGCCCGCCAATTATGGCCCATTTAATGTGAGGATATAAATTTTTGAGCGCAGTGGCCTTGTTATATGTTTCTGTTGCTAATGCGTCTAATAGACCGTCAAAATCATAATGTTCAAAATTTATGTCACGCCTACCTGAGTTCCAATCACGCATTACCTCGGTGTGAAACCATATTACAAGATCAATTTTATGAGTGTGTTCAACAGCTTTTAAAAATACTTCCGCCAAATTTAATTGAAATCCATTGGCATTTGCGCCCCAACATTTGGTAAAAACATTATGACCTCTCTGCATAAATTGATATTCAAACCAATTGGTAGACTCTATTAGATGCGGGGGTGTTATTGCCCAGCTATCTCCGATTAATAAAATATTAGACATAACTCTATTTATATTTTAGATAATAAATATTTGTAGGAGACACCACATGATAAAAAAATTATTATCAAAATTAAACATATTTAAAATTTTGCGCGAACGTGACAAAAAACGCAGACACGAGGAAGAGCTGAAAAAGCGCATTGAAGAATTGCGTAAAAGAGATCCGTTTATATACAAATGATCAAACAGGTTGTTACTTACGGATGCAGCTTCACTGAAGGCGAGGGGGTTGATCATTATAAATCATGGCCTTATTGTCTAGGCTACAACCTAAAAATGAAAACTCTAAATCGCGGCAAGGGCGGCGGTTCCAATAAATTTATAGCAGCAGAATTTTTTAGAGATTTAGACAACGGAACATTAGAGGACAGTTTAGTTATAATAGCATGGACCAGTCATCTAAGAACTGCATTCTGGAATGAAAAAAATAGACAATGGGACCATGTTGTTATACAATATATGGAACAAGAAAACAGTAGAAAAAAAGATATAACATATTTTTATCACAATATATTTCAGGAATACAGTGCATATTTTGAAACACTATTAGAAAAGATTGCTGTAAAAAATACCTTAGAGAAATATAATATACCCTATATATTTTTAAATGCCTTACATGAAGGTCCTTTTAAAGAAATTTCTGATGGTCCATTAAAAATCATGAAGGAATTAACAAACAGCAGTAGATATATGGATTTTGATACCTGCATGCATTTGTTAATATTGACAGATCGACGAAAATATATATGTCAAGATGATTTTCACCCGTCTGAATTGGGACATATTTACCTTGCTCAGAGAATCACAGACTTCATTGAGCAAAACAATATATTGGAAATTAAATGAATATTTGGGGAATAAGTGCCAACAGTCACGATGCTGCCGTCAGTGTTTGGCACGATAAAGAACTACAATTTGCAGCACACAGCGAACGCTACAGCGGTATTAAGAATGACGGCGATCTTTGTGAGGGTGTTATCCAGGATGCATTACAACACGGGGAACCAGATTTAATAGTATGGTATGAAAAGCCCTGGCTTAAAACTATTCGACAGCTTTATGCTGGTCAGGGCTGGACAGCACAAGAAAACAATATCAAACAATATCTAGCTAGATATAATTTAACATCACCTATTGTGTTTGGTAAACATCATGAAAGTCATGCAGCCGCAGGGTATTATACCAGTGGACTTAGCGATGCGACAGTTATAGTCATTGACGCTATCGGTGAATTTGAATGCCTTACTGTCTGGCAGGGTAAAGGTAACTCACTGAAAAAGATATATAGCCAAAGCTATCCGCATAGCATGGGTATCTGGTTTAGTGCTATGACTCAACGCTGTGGCTTAAAGCCCAACGAAGAAGAATATATTCTCATGGGCATGGCCGCTTACGGTGACCCAAACAGGGTTAAAGCCGACATGTATAACGATTTCTTCAAGGATATTACTCTCCCCAAGATCAGGTTCAAACATAATTTGCATCGCGGCTGTACATGGTGGGGTCCAGATCTAACAACAGAACAAGACATGTATGACATTGCCGCCGCCACCCAGGAAATATACACCGAAATTTTAGGCAGATTGACTAAGTGGGCTAGCAATAATTTTGATAGTAGAAATTTAGTTCTCATGGGCGGCTGTGCACTTAATTGTGTTGCTAATAGTACAGTAACCAGTGACTGGGATAGAGTATGGATCATGCCCAATCCAGGTGATGCGGGATCTAGTATAGGCGCTGTTGCTGCTTATATAGGTGAACACATAAATTGGCCTGGCCCCTATCTAGGCTACGATCTTGGCAGCGAATACCCCGTAGAGGCCACCATTGATATTCTCAAGACAAAGAAAATTGTGGGGGTGGCTAGTGGACGAGCAGAATTCGGCCCCCGTGCTCTGGGGCATCGAAGTCTATTAGCTGACCCAAGAGGAACGGACATCAAGGATACTGTTAATGCAATCAAACGCAGACAAAAATTTAGGCCCTTTGCCCCCGCAATACTGGAAGAACACGTACACGCATATTTTGATATGCCAGTGGGAATAGACACCAGTCCTTTCATGCAGTTTGTGGCACATTGTAAACGACCAGATGAATTTCCTGCAATCATTCATGCAGACGGTACAAGCCGTGTACAAACAGTAGGCAAAAATGACAGCCCTGGGTTCAGAAAATTATTGGAAAATTGGTATCAGGAAACTGGTTGTCCTATGCTACTCAATACCAGTTTGAATATTAAAGGCATGCCCATGGTAAACAATATTGATGATGCCAAAGCCTTTGAAAACAAATACAACGTGTATGTGTTGAGTTGAAACATTAAATACTAGTATAATGCTAGATGTGTTTTTTCTCAGCTATAATGAATCTTTTGCCGACGACAACTTCCAGAAACTTCTGGAAAAGGCACCACATGCCAAGCGTGTCCATGGTGTGGAAGGCTTTGTCAATGCACATAGGCAGTGTGCAAAAGAAAGCCTTACATATAATTTTTATGTAGTTGATGCAGACGCTGTTATTGTGGACGATTTCACTTTTGATTACACTCCAAGTAAGTTCAAAGAATTTTGGCCAGGGGTTCCAGAAAGTGAATGTCTTTGTGTTTGGAGTAGCATAAATCCTATCAATGACTTGATTTATGGTTACGGTGGTGTTAAACTTATACCTAAAGTGCCATTACTTAGAAAAGATAAAGACACCATTGATTTTACAACAGGGTTTGGCCTGCCAGTAAAGATCTTTAATGAGATTAGCAATGTGTCTGCTTTCAATTATGATGAATTCAGTACTTGGCGTAGTGCATTTAGGGAGTGTACAAAATTGGCGTCAAATATTACCAATAGAGAATTAAAAGAAAATGTAGACGACGATGTGCAGGATCGTTGGCATGAAGAAAACATAAGTAGATTGAGAGCCTGGTGCACCAAAGGCGGAGATAGAAAATTTGGGGAATTCTCCATAGCAGGAGCGAATGCGGGAAAGAAGTTTGGTATTGAAAATGCCGAAGACCCTGACAGATTAAAATTAATAAACAGTTACGATTGGATTAAAAATGAGTTTAATAGATTCTCTTGAAAATTTAGAAACTAAGAAAACAAAACAGCCCATCTTGGTTAATTTGAGAGATGTGCCAGCTGTTTTTTTGAGTTATGACGAACCTAATGCAGATGCAAATTATGAGCATCTTTATAACAATCATCCTAATAATCATCTGATTAAGCGTGTACATGGTGTTAAGGGTTTTGATGCCGCACATAAGTCCTGTGCAGATGCCGCAGGCACTGATAGATTTTTTACAGTAGATGCTGATTGTTTAGTGGACCCTGGAATATGGAAACGGTCATTAGAAATAACACCCGACATATCAAAGGCTACTTTTAGTTGGAGTAGCAGAAACATTATTAATGGCCTAGTCTACGGTAACGGCGGTATCAAGATGTGGTACAGAGAATATGTAAAAAACATGAAGAGTCATGAGGCTGCTGACAAATCAGACGGAAAAAACAACATAGACTTTTGCTGGGACTTCGACAATTATAAACAGATGAACAATACCTATGGTACAGTATTGAATAATGCAACGCCTTACCAGGCATTTCGTGCAGGATTCCGTGAAGGTATTAAAATGGGTTTAGATCAAGGACAAAAAGTTAACCCAAACGATTTTAAATTTAAAATGTACCCTGCAAATTATAGCAGATGGCTAACCTGGATGACTGTAGGTCGCGATGTTGAAAATGGAGCCTGGGCCATATATGGTGCTAGACTAGCTGCATGGAAACTATACATAGAAGAATTTGATCATACGCTAGTTGCAGACTATGATTGGTTCAATGACTTTTGGCAGGAAGTGCATGGTATAACAACCGTTCAGGGTGAGTACATGGAGGACAAAAGCCATGCTGTACTCATTGAACTTAATAAAAAATTAAGACTACCTATTGTGGAATTAGACTCTGCGCAGAGTGAATGGTTCAAGCATGTAAACATATGCCCTCCCAAAGGATCTACTTGGTCTAGCTTATTGAACTATAGTGCATTGCCCTTATTTGGTTTTGGACAAAGATGAACATACCTGTATATTTTCTTTATACCAATGAAGATAACATGAATGAAAATTGGGAGAGATTGAATAAGGTCACTTCCAATGCAATAGACATGGCCAGCGTGGGCACTATATTTGAAAGTCACAAAAATATCGCAGAACATTGTGATGCAGATAGATTTTATGTTGTTGATGCAGACTGCTGGATTGTAGATGGATTTAAGTTTGATAGGGAAATAGAGTTAAAACCTAGAAATGTAGCAGTATTCCGTGCTAAGAATCCTATTAATGGACTGGTATACGGACATGGTGGCATTAAGTTATTCAGTAAAGATTGTTTTAGTGCAGAGCGTCTAGATCGTCCGGACATGACAACTACACTGGCAGATGCCTACATCAAAGTAAATACACTAGCCAGTGAACATAGATTTAATTACAGTCCTTATAGCACATGGAGAACTGCGTTTAGGGAAGCAATTAAACTAAGTTCCGGAATTAATAAAAATAATAATGATCAGGAAAGTTTAGATAGATTAGCCATGTGGTGTTCTGCCGGAATAGAAACTAGGTTTGG